GCCGAACTGACGCGGGGTCAGGAACCGACCATCGATGATCCCGGACATGCGGTCAGTCGCGGAGATCTCAATTGGACCCTTCGGCGCTTCATCCTGCTCTGGGGTGTCGATGCGGTGGTATCCGAGCCCAACCCACTCGCGTTGCCCGTTGCCGTACTCGATGCCGCGCTCAACGAAGATCTCATTGCCATATGGGGCCAACAGCCCCGATGCATTCCGCGGCCACTCGACCGTAGCCACGTTGCCTTCCGGGTCACGTCCCGTCGTCAGGGTGAGCGTGGAGCGAATGTCGGCGGTTGATGCCTGCTCCACATCACCAGCAATGATGGGGATCTCTACGCCGTCCGGGTCGGTGCCGGTCTGGAACGTGGTACACACCCGCGCCCGGAACACCGCGTCATGGCTACCGCGCAGGGTGTCTAGGAACTTCTCGGTGACAGCTCTCACGGCACAATCACGTCCTCGGGAGAGCCGACCCGCTGGAGCAGAACACCATTCGTCGCGTTGTCTGCCATGACGTCAAAGATCGTTGCGTAATCCGCCAACATCGACGCGATGGTGTACGCCGACCCGATCACGTCGTCACCCGGCATCGCGGCCTCGATCAGCGGAACCTCCCAGATGCGCCGCGCGGTGTAGTCCTGCTCCGGCGCGCGGCTCACGTCACCAGCCGTGTAGTAGCCGGACGGGAACTGGTCCATCTCAACCGGCGTATGGAGGAACAAGATCTGCCCATCCGCGAACAGGTAGTCCAGGTCCCGTTCCTCTGCGCCAGTCTCAGTCTTGATCTGGAGGGTGAACTCCCGGCCGGAGCGCTTGTTGCCGACGACAACCGGCAACGTCCGGTCGACAATGTCGAACACGCCGCTACGGGATCGTCGGGTGATCTCGGTACGGACTGAGACCTGCACCGGCCGGTTGAGGAACGGCGCAGCAGGAACCTTCAACCACACGTCATCCAGCACGAGCGCGACCACGGAGAACTCTGTTGCGGCGAGCTGGACTCCGGCCGCGTCGTACTCCCTCGCGCGGTACTTGTACGGCACGCTCACCGGGAACTCATAGTCATAGAACGTCACCGCCGCTCCCGAGACGTTCTGCGAGGACCAACCGCGCACCTGGGTCCACTGGGCATATGGCGAGACAGCCCGCTCCATGATCACGTAATCGGTCAACGCGTTCATGCCGGACAGCGCGAGGACCCTACGGCACAGCGTTGTGTCGAAGCTGCTGACCAAGAGCGTCATGACCTCACCCCTGCATTGACTCGGCGCTTCAGGTTCTTGTTCTCGTCCCGCACCGTCTTCGTGATCCGGCCTTGGAGCTGCTGCCCGTCGATCTCGATGTAGACGATCAGGTCGCCACCGCTCGCCGCGCCCACGAGGTTGGATGAGGAGCCCAGATCGGCAAGCGCCGCAGACGCGGATAGGGCCGGAGTCCCGAACCCATCCGTCACGGCCGTAGCCAGCCGACCGGCCGCCTTCGAGGTAGCCGACACCTGCCGGTCGATTCCGTTCACAAGACCAGTACCGAACTGACGGCCTAGCTGCTCCGCGACCCGCGACGGCGAACGGATGCCTAGGGTGTTCTTGACGGCGCTCACGGCCGAACCGGCGATGTTCCGCGCCCTCTCGGTCAGCGCCCCAACCATCGAGGAGATGCCATTCATGAACCCACGGATCAGATCCGCTCCGGCGCTGTACAGCCTTGATGCCATACCACCGACCCAGCCGACGACCCTGCCACCGAGTCCCCTTGCAAACGACGCCACGGTGCCGATCGCACCCGTGTAGCCGTTGATGAAACCAACGATGAGGTCACGGCCCTTGCGTACCAGCCAACCGGCCGCCGCACCTACCCAGCCAACGACCTTCCCACCCAGCCCGCGAAGGAAGCTCGTCACCGTTCCGATCACGGACGCATAGCCCTTGATGAACCCGACAATCAGGTCCTTGCCCTTGCGCGTCAGCAGGGACGCCAGCGAGCCAACGGCCTTCGTGATGTTGCCCGGTAGACCCTTGAAGAAGTTCACCAGCGCAATGACGCCGGTCTTCACCGCACCAAACGCGCCGTTGACGACGTTGCGGAATGTCTCCGACTTCTTGTAGGCGATGACCAGGCCGGCCACCAATGCAGCGATCGCAAGAACCACGAGTCCGATCGGGTTAGCCGACATGGCCGCGTTGAGCAACCACTGAGCGGCCGCACCCGCCTTACTCGCAGCAGCATGGGCGATGCTCGCCGTTGTGCTGGCGACGGTTGCGGCACGCTCCTTGACCGCCGCGACGTACTTGGACTGGAGAGCTAGCGTTGCAACGTCCGACGCATTCGAGAACACATCGACGGCCACCGACGCACCGGTCAGCGCTCCGGCGTACTTCTCCAGCCCTACCGCTTCAAGCCCACCCGCGAACGCACCCAACGCCGACGCAAAGATGCCGGTCTTGGTCGCGGTCTGGTCCGTAGACTCCCCCAGCTCGTCCATCGACCGCTTGGCCTTGGAGGTGTCGATCCCGTCAACAGCCTGCGCCGCACCCCGCATCGCGGCTTCGGTCTTCTGACCGGCCGACTCGGCAGCAGACGCGATGTCCTGCATGCCCCTCCGCGCCGGACCGGGGTCAGCGAGGAATGCGATCTTGACCGCTGTACCCGCCATGGTCACTTCCTCCTTCTCGCTAGCCGGATGAACGCTTGCCGTTGGCCCCTAGTCAGTGCGGGGTATTCGCTCGGTGCGACTCCCGTCAGCAGGCAGAACGCCGCAAGTTCGTCGTCCTCCTGTCGTTGGGCTAGTCGCCTTTTCCCGACTCGCTGTCAGGGTCGGTCGGGTCCACGTCCTCCGGCTCCTCGGCGAAGTAGGTGCGAACGTCCTTCAGCGGAAGGTCCATTGCAGCCTTGTAGTGCGCGGCGTACGACTTCGGCCCTTCCTGCCCGGACTGGCGCATCTGGTGAATGGCGATCGCGTGTCGGCTGCCCAGGATCGGGTCCGTCTCCAGCAGGTGCGACATAGGCACCTTCGCCACGCTCTTGATCGCCATTTCGTCGTACCCGGTCAACGAGTCGAGCAGTTCGTCAAACGTCTGGTCGGTGGTGCTCATTCGTTCAGCCCTTGTCTCTTGATTGCCTCGGACAACGCCGCTTCGAGCATCCGGACCGCTTCCGGTTGGAGCGCTTCGTCTGCTCGCTGCATGAACCTGTCGGCCCTGATGTTCCTTGCCGGCCACCCGTAGTTGATAGGTCCGGCGTACTTCACTCGTGCGCGTCCAGCGGTCACAACCGCCTTGTTCTTGGCGCGGTTGCCGCGCACCGTTCCGGCCAAGGCTCCGCTGCGATGGGGTGCGAACCGGGCTGCGAGCTCAGCACCCTTGCTAGCGATCGCAGCGAAGCCGTCTTTGAGGTCTTCCACGTCGACACCCAAGGCCACCAACGAACGGATGACCTTGTTCAGCCCTTCGACGCGAACACCGCTCGCCATGTCCTATACCGTGACCTTGGTCGGCTTGCCGGTCAGCTTCCACTCGCACTCGATCGTCATGACGGCCGTGGTGGAAGTGTCCGCGTCACCACCCATGAAGTCGCCGTCCGGCTCGGACACGACCGCAGTGAAGTCGTAGTGCGGCTCGGACACCGACGGGGTGGTGTTGCCGTAGGGCATGTAGGTCCCGGCGACCTCGGTTCCCGCGCCGGTCCACACGAGATCCCACAGCGTGCCGGTTACGTGGTCCTGTGCGGCGACGAACCGCAGCGCGTAGTCTCGCGCGCCACCCTCCGACGCCTGCTTGAAGGTCAGGAAGTCGCTGTCAGACTCGGCGCTCGTGATGCGCGCACCCGACACCTCGTCATACCGGTCAGTGCCTCCAACCTCCAGCCTGACCAGTCGAGTACCAACCTTGCTCATGATGTGATCTCCCTATGTCCGATGAGTTGCAGGACCGGGAGTTGCCCACCCTGGTCCAGTGCGAGGTCTTCTAGCAGCGATGAGTCGTGGATCCACTCCCGCTTGAGTGCTTCCTTCAGCAGCGGCTCCAAATCCTCAAACCGCTTCTCGGCCGCAGCGGTGTCGGCCGGAATCACCACCCAAATGGCGAAGTAGGCGACTCCACCGAAGTTGTTCGGGTACTCGATCCGGTCGAGCTTCATGAATCCCTGACCGGCCTTGGTGATCTGGCGGAAGTACGGCGTGACATTGACCCCGGCGACAGTGCTTGCCGCGGTGGCGATCTCGGCGCGTGCAACGGCGAGGCTCATCCGAACATCACCTTCCGCCAAGGTGCCTCCAGCCGACCAACCTCAGGGTCACGGCCGATGCGCGTTGTCTGGACCGCTGCATCGGTGATCGAGGTCTGTAGGCCGAGCGGAAGCGCCCGCACCGCGAGGTTCCGCTGAACCCTGCGGCACAAGGCCTCAACCAGGTCCTCCGGCCACACCGCATCGTCGGCCGGTACGCGGCACTTGCGAGCCTGCGCGGCCTTTTCAGAAGCCAGGGCAGCGCCAATCTCGTCCGACGTGTACTCGGTCTCAGCACCCAGGTAGTCCTGTACGTCTGTGACGGTTGGCGCTGCCATCACTCAGCCCTCGCTGTTCGCGTCGTCTTCGAGCAGACGCGCGACCAGATCCGGCTTGTTGCCCGAAGTCGGAAGGTCGCGAGCGGTCAGCTCCTCGCGGAGCGTTGCAACCTTCCAGTCGTTGTAGTCGTCGCTCTCGTCGTCGCCTTCATCAGCGGGCTTGTCCGGGTTGACACCCTCGAACTCCCGCTCATCGCCCGCAGTGGTGACGAACGCGTGCGGCCCTTCCTGCCGGACGATGTACGACCTGCCCGACGTGACCACCGCTCCATCGGGAAGCCGGACGTAGCCGACACTGTCGAACTCGATCGGATCACCGATCTTGATCTGTTCCATTGGTCAACCTCCGATCACGGAGCCGGGTCGTAGGCGATCTTGCGCAGGCCGGTCACGTCGTAGACCACGCCCGCGAAGTAGGCGAACACGCCCATGTCCCAGCCCTCGACCTTCTCCTGGAGCTTGTCGAGCCGGGTCAGGCCCGACGCCCAGACGTGAACCGCAGACGGGTCCACCAGCCAGGAGTTGGAAGCGGCGGTGCTCGTCGCGCCCAGGCTCGTGCCAGGGTTCATCCGGTAGCCCGCGATGTCGATGAACGAGTACTTGTCGCCGCTGATGCCGGAACGGTTCTGCGGGTTGATGATCGGGTAGCGCTTCTCACCGTCCGCGTTCTCGTACGACGCCAGCGCCTTGTAGAGGTCCACGTGCCCGAACATCTTCGTGAAGCGGAAGCCGTCCGCGAGGAACTGCACGTCGATCAACCCGGCCTCGATCGCCTGGCCGGCAACCAGGCCGGTCGCGCCCGCAGCAATCGCAGCAGTCAGTGAGGTCACCGAAGCGGCAGCAGCGCTGAGCAGTCCGGCCGTCTTCGTCTCCAGCGCGATCTTGAACGACCGATCGAACTCCGCACGCACCAGGCCAGACACGACCGGGTTACCACCCTGGTCCGCGACCTCACGGGTGATGTGGACCCGGCCGGACACCGCAGTCGGGGTCACAGTCGTACCCACCGCGGTGACCAGGTTGGTAGCAGTCGGCTCGGTTCCCTCGACGTGGTCGGCCACACCGGCCGTGGTCGCCACCCGGTCGAGCTTCGACCAGAAGAACGGCGTCACGTTGGTCAGCGAGCCCTTGTAGAACGTGTCGTACAGCGGGCTCTGCGGGGTCGGGGCCTGACCCAGGAACATGTCCGGCCGGTACTGGCTCGGGTTGGCCTCGTTGACGTCCGCGGTGGTGACGAACTGCGGAGCCATCTGCTCAGCGGTGAACTTCTGAAGACGGGCCAGCGCAGCCGCGTCACCATCCTTGCCCGCCGCCAGAAGGTCAGTCGCGAAGTCGAAGCCGGACGGTGCAGGCTCGCTGCCCGCGAACCGGTAAATCGGCTCCTCCTTGACCTCGAACTGGGCGGTACCCGGTCCGACCGGAATCTTGATGTCCTTCAGCTGAGCGATCTCGGCGGCCTGCGCCTCGACCTTCGCCATGAGCGCTTCGCCCTCGGCCTTGGTGAACGCGACAGTCTCGTCCGCGCCGACCTTCGTGTCTCCCATCGGTTCCTCCTCGTTTGGCGCGGCGGATGCCGCAACGCTTGTGATGTGCGCTCCTGCGAACGCGGGCACCTTGACGACCGCAGCGCCGGTCAGGGTCGTCGCCTTGGCGTCCTGCACGCCGTCCTTGCGGGCTTCAAACTCGCCCTCAACCTCAGCGGAGAACGACTTGAGAATGCGGTCCTCAGCGAGCGCCAGAACCCGATCACCCTCCGGCGTCCTGGCGATCTTGAATTTCGCCAGAACCCCTTTGTCCTGCGGGGTCAGCTCGGTTGCGACGCCGACCTGCATGTAGAGCGACTTCTTGTCGTGCGCGTAGTTGAGCACCACGTCGCTCGGGTCCTCGGGCAGCGCGATCTTCGATGCATCGGCGAAGAAGAACCGCGCCGTGGCACCGGTGGTCGGATCGGCGGCCGGTCGCGAGACCTCGCCGAACGGCAGCAGTACTCCGGACAGGGTCCGGCTCTCCTTGTCGACAGCGAACTCAGCCGCTGTGAAGGTGATGGTGTTATGCATTGTTGTCGGCTCCCTCGGGTGCGGCTGGCAGGGCGAGCGGTTCGTCGTTGGCCGGCTGCAGCTCGCCCAACGGCTCCAGTCCACGCTTCTCCCGTGCCTCGTCCGGGAGCAGAACCCTGGAGTTGATGAGGATCTGGTCCGTCTGAGCGGCCGCCTGGTCGTCAAGGCGCAGGTAGCTGGACGTGTCGAACACGACCTTGAAGCCGACCGGCGTCACGTCGTTCATGGACAGTCGGCCCTCAACCGCCGTCATGTACGGGCCGAGCACGGACTCCAACCGCTGCCGTCGCCGGTCCTGCGCGTTGAAGTAGGTGCGGCTGGTGGTGCTGACGGACAGCTCCTCGGCATCGATGCCGGTCAGCCGCGCAATCTCAGTAATCGCGAACTCCCGAGCCTGCGCCATTTGCAGCTGCTCAGGGTTGAAGCCGTCCCGGTTGTACTTGAGAGCGGACGGGATGTAGGCCGTGAGGTTCTGTTGCCGCGCGGCGTACCAGGTGTCCATCATCTCTTGCACGGCGCGGGCGTCAGCTTCCTCCTGCGTCTCCATGAGACCGGTCACGGGGTCCACCTGCGGCACGCCCACAATCGGGTCCGCATCATCAGCCGGAGTGAACCAGTCGACAGGCGGCATGCCCTGGGCCGAACGGAGGGCGATCTTCGCAAGGGCGATGTAGGCGCGGATCGCAGTGCTTGCCGTAAGCAACCCACCATTCGGCGAGTCGATGCGGATCAGTCCGGAGATCTCAGGCCACACCAGCGCCGAGCCTTCCGGGTAGTACACATACTTCGGCTGCACGGTCACGGTGTCGGCGTCGAGCTTTACCACCTCAACGGGCCGGTTGTGCCAGCCGACGTGAGTGACCTTCCACCACGCCCGCTCCGTCAACAGCATGTCCTCGACGGTCCGGGTCATCGTCACGGACCGGGCCACGCCGGACTCCGGCTGACTCAACAGGTTCCAGTCGGTCGGCTTCCCATCCGGCCCGATCAGCAGCAGCGGGAACTGCCCGATCTCGCCGCAGATCAGATCCCTTGCACGCTTGATCGCCGGGACAGCGAGCGCATCCGCGCGGCTGAGCTTCGCCCTGCCATAGATGTAGTCGTCCAACGTCGGCGTCCCGTACAGGACGCCCGAGTCAATGTCGACGCCGAACCGGACGGCGTGTGCCTCGATGGAGGCTTGCACAAGCTCTGTAGACATGGCATGCCGCACCACCGGCGACCGCCCGAATAGCGCTGACCATAAGCCCATGCTTATATACGCTACCCTGAAGCCACGATGATCCTCATGGATCCAGACTTCCTTGCACGTAAGGCGTTTGCGGCCCACACCGCGGCCTTGATTGCGTCGGCGCGCTCCTTCGACACGAGGCGTGGGCCGTCCGCTCCGGGCGTGGTCCTTGCCGAGAGCACCTGTCCTGTGAGGTGTTCGTCGCCCGTGTGCCGGACCGCATCCTCCCCGATCAGCCGCGACAGCTCCGCGACGGCCTGACCGGCCCGACCTTGCGCCTTCCGGGACCGGAGCCCTCTCAGGGCAGGGTCGGAAACCAGGCTAGATCCCATGAGGACGGCTTTTCGGTACCCGGTAGATGAAATCCCCTGGGCGGCCTCTTTCAGATCGTCATAGCCACGCGTAGCCACGCACACCCGGCCGTCCTCGGTACGCCATGCATACGCAACCGAGCACCCGTCGCCGAACCAGTCCTCAACCGCGACTGCATCGGGGACCGTAGTTGGCCGGCTGACCTGCAAGTCCTCCCACGCCGTCGCGCTGACCGCCTCACGACCACGCATCGACGCGGCAGGCTTGAGTCTCCAACTGTTGAGGTATTGGGACTTGAAGCCCTCCATCGGGTCGAGGTCATCCGCGTCCGGGTCCGCCTCACCTGCAAGGGCTTTCGCGTACTTCTTGGCGATCATCCGTGCCCGAGCATCCGACCAGTGCGGCGATGCAGCGCGCCAGACCTCCGGGTCACCAGGGTCGGCACCCTCCGGAGCACCCCACAACATCAACAACGTCTCGCCGTCATCGTCGGCGAGCGCTGACCGGATCTGGTTCCGCATCAACGAGGTTGCGCGACGATGCGCCGTGGAGGTCAGGTGTAGCTGAGGTTCGTTCCGCTCCAGCAACGCGGGCTCAAGACCTTCGGTGACGGTGTCCGGCTTCACGTCCCACGCCTCATCCACCATCCCCAACGTGACGTCATACCCGTACACGGCATCTTGCGCCCGCACCAACCACCGGTCCTCGTCGGGCGTCTCAATGGCCTCCTTGCCGTTGCCCTTCGTGACGCGCCACCCAACACCGCCCGCCCAACGCCAGGCGTGCCGCTGGATCTCGCGGCAGATCGCCATGTCTTGCCCGGTATGCATGACGGTCTGGACCTCGCCGAACATCTCCGCGTGCGCCATCCGCCATAACGCCACCCCACGCAGCCGGACCGACTTGCCGATACGGCGCGGGCCAGACTCCACGATGGTCTTCCAGATCAGCATCCCGTCTGCGTCGTGTTCGAGCTGCCGCACAATGGCCAGCTTCTGCCACCAGCGCAGCTTGAGCGGACGCCCAGAGTTGTCTGTCTGTGTGTCCTCGATCCACTCGATGGCCTCCCGCCCATAGGAGCCCGTTGCGTTGGGCGGTGGAGGCGTCATCGCCAGCGGCAACGCAGCATCCTCCGGCACGGTCGTCTGTAGCCACGGGTACTCCCATAGCCGATCCTGGGTCCAGCTGAGTCGTGCTGGGATCTCCTGGAGCGACGCTGGACCCTGCAGGCTTGCAGAGAGAGAGAAATGAAGAGGCGG